CGGCCATCGGGCCCAGGAGCGGCGCAACGTCCTGCGGATAGATCAGCCAGCGGGCCAGAAGACCTTCCTTGCGGGCGACCTCCGACAGCGCGTCTTCCAGAATGTTGGCGTAGTCGTCCGGGCGAACGCTAATCTGCTCGCTCTTCACGGCCGCCTCTGCGGCGCTTCTGAAGGACGCCCTGGACATGCCGTAAATCAGCTCGGTCAACCCCACGCGGCGGTCGAAGAGATTGGTGACCTCTTGGATGATGTTGTACATGTCCTGGGTCACGCCAGGCATTTGGAAGACCGAGATCACATCGTTCACCGAGCGGCCCACGGCTTCGGAGATTTCAACGATGTTGAACCCGCCCTCGCTTTTCTCCAGGATCTTGGCTTTTAGATCAGGGTCGGCCGCCTTGGACACGCCGATCAGCGTCTGCGACGAGGTCGCAATGCGTGTGGCGAGGAAGCTCATCGCCCAATTAATGAATCGAAGCTCCCCGATCCCGGGACGAATCAGCGAGATCGGCCAGGAGTACCCCGGCTTGCCGTGCCACGCCAGAACCGTGAACGGCCATCCGCCGGGCTCTGCCCAGAACGGAGCGGGCCACTGGGTGGACATGAACAGACTGGGCGGGATTCCAGTCTCGTCCACCTCCTCCTGCATCATGGCCGGCGGGCAGTTCAGCGGGAAGTCCACGCCCTCGGCAACGACGATGTAGCAATTGGGGCCAAGTGAATCGAACACCCCCCGCAGATCCTTGTCGGCGTCCTTCAGTCGGTCTCCGAACCCGGTCTTGGAATAGACCTCCCAGTAGCAGATGAGGTCGTTCGTCTTGCCGTTCTTCTTCTTGTACTCGTAGCCCCGCTCGCCCTGATCGGCCCGGGAAGAGTAGGACTCAATGTGTCCCTTCAGGTCTTCTCGGGATAGCCCAAACTTTGCGGCCACCTCGTCAATCGGCTGCACCCGGCGTCGGGCGGCCCAGCGGATGTCCTCAAACTCATCCGCGTCGGGATCCCAAACGAGGTTGTCGATGGTGTCGTAGAACGAGCCGGCAAACTTCACCTGCGCTCCGGGGGGCTGGTACAGCTCATGCCACCACACCCCGGCGCCTTTGATGAACGCCTCTTCGACAACCTTCCTGGAGTGCCGCTTCAGATCCAGTTCGTTGGGCGTGTAGTTGAGGTAGTCTTCCATCAACCTGGAGATCAGCTTCCGTCGCTCCGACATCATTTGCTGCTGCTGCATCATCTGCTGATACTGCATCATGCCGGGATCCTGCATCATCACCGGCTGGCCGTCTGGGCCCATGACGGGCTGCCCATCGGGGCCCATCTGCGGCACCGGCGGCTGGGGCTGAATCCCCAAGAGAGCGGGCCCGATGATCGGGTACTCCTTGGGAGTCACCGACCGGGCTGGGTTCCGGTGATGGATGACCGCCGTAAAGAGACGGACGGCCTCAAACACGCGGTTGACACACATCCGAAACGGCGGCGGATGGATCCCCTTGTTGTAGCCCCGCTCCCCGCGCGCCTGGGCGTTGCCCCACATGGCGTCCGGGTCGGAGTCATAGAAAAGCATCGCCTCATTGGCGTCTTCGGAGAAGCTCTTCTTATGAGTCTGGGCCTGCTTGATGCACTCCAGCCAACGCTTGGCTATTGGGCGCAGGGGGTTTTCTTCCGCCATCATGGACTCCTACTGACTAATGCCCTCGTCAGCCCTTCTTGGGGGTCAACGCGGCCATTTTCTTCTCCAGCAGGGCCACCTTTTCGGCCATAATGGCGAGCTGCGGGTTGGCCGGCAGGGGCTTCCAGTAGCCGTATTTCTTCCACTCCTGGAACTCATGCACGCCCGGATCATCCACATGATGGACCGAGGGCTTAATCGTCCCGCCGTACGAGCCGGAAAGGGCCCACAGGGTGAGGGTTCTGGCCGAAGCCTCAACGACGAAGGCTGGCTGGATCGGGGCATTCTCATGGGCCATGAACAGAACCTGTTCACCGACCTGGGCGTGGGGCATGGAAAATTCGCTCACTGCTTCGCTCTCCCGGAGGGCCCGAGGATCACGCACGGGTCTTCGGACTCGCGCGAGCGGCGGATACGATCCGCACGCCATTTCACCCACCACGGATCGGGGCCCATCTTCCGCGGTGGTTTGTGATACTTCGGCTCAAAGGCGCAGAGGTACTCCAATGTCTGGGCGGCATGAACGTCGCCACGGGTCTGTGGCATGTCAGTGACGAACACCTGGCCGTTGACCGTCGTCGTCTTCTTGCGATAGCGCTTCAGTTCCCTAACGAGATCAGGGCACGCCCCCTGAAGGATCTTCAGCTTGGTAGACCCGTCGCCGCGGATGTGCAGCATCTGCCGCACCAGAGCGGTGCGGGCCGGGATGTCGTCGGACCCCGGGATGAATCCGTGGCCGCCGATGATGAACTTGTAGTTCCGCTTGCGGAGTTCCTCGGAATACAACTCATGGGGCAGGCGGCCTGAACCAAGATCACGCAGCGCGCCGCCGTGCATGTCCATGATGGCGCCGTAGATGACCTGAGTCTGCGCCCTCTCCCAGAACTGCTCGCCCCAGATGAGCGCGTTGCAGTTGCGGATGTACAGCTCGTCGTAGATGAGCAGGAATCGCTCGTCGGGCGGGACGGCGGCAAAGAGGGTCGCCATCACGGCATGCCCGGGATCAATCGCCACATAGCGAGTCCAGTCGTCGGGCACTCGCCCCTCGGGCAACTCGTCTCTGGGCAGCATGTGAACCGACTGATTGAACGTCGGGTACATGAGCGTCGATTCGGTGGTGAACTCGCCCTCCGCGCGCATGCGGAGTTCCTCCAGGCCGAGCGAGGACCAGCGTTCGATGTTCTTCTGCTGCTCCTCGGAGTCGATGTGCTTGTTGTCCAAAAAGCGGAGCGTGAACTTTTTGATGAGGGGCTTGGGGTTGTTTTGCTCCACTTCTCGCTCGGCACGCTCGCTTAGATTCAACAGCGCGTCGTTCTTGCTGTGCGGCATGGCCGACCAGACGAAGCGACCCTTGCGGTCTGCGAGGCGAGCCTGCATCTCCCCGATCCATCGCTCGTTGTTAACGTCCTCATCGATATGAACGAGGTCGGCCTGGAAGCCCTGCGGAGGCTCTCCCTCCGACGAGAAGCAGTAGACGTTCCAGCCGTTCACCAGCTCGGCGCGGTTGAGGTAGCCGGCGTTCTTCAGCACCCAGGAGAAGTCCTTCACAAGCCGCGGCGGGATCAATGGAGGGGCGGGCTTGCTTTCGGACTTGCGGTGATCGTCCACGCCCGGACGGAACGCCCGCCACTGTCCGCTCGCCTCGTCTTTGATGATCCGAAACGCTCCGGCCTTAAACAGCATGGGGTAGATCACCATGCCAACGTGCGGCCAGTTTTTTCCTATGATCACCAAGTTTCCGTTCTCTTTCGGATACTTGCCGTGCGGATCTTGCCCAGTGGCGGCGCGGGCGTCTTCCACAAACGTGGAGAGCGATTTGCCTGACCTGTTCCCGCCGATTACCAGCCGCTCCGAGGCCATGCACTTGTGGAACTCCTCCTGGAGCGGCATAGGCTCATACAACCGGAGCGCCTCCAGTCTCCGGTCGGTCAACGCCGCCTGAACGTCCCGCATCTGGGACATTGCATGCTGCGTCAATCCGCCGAGCGGGGCGTCAGGATCTGGCGGCGGCGGAATCGGCGGGTGCTTTTTCATTGACCTGACGCATCGTCTTCGGCGTCCACTCGCCGCAACCTTGGTAGGATTGCGTCTCTGGGTGCGTCCACACCCCCGCATGGGACTGGGGCGGGAACCTCTCGCACTGCCCCGGCGCCGGGTGACGGCTCTCCGGCGGCCTCTTCCACCAACGGCAATCCAGGCACGGCATCGATCACCTCAACTCTCTTTAGTGTCATGGCGGCTTCGATCACCTGACGACGAAGTTCCGCCTCTAGCTCCGCCTCGCTCATTAGCTCCAATGGCTTTTTGGCTCCACCCATGGCGGTGTTGCCAACTACAAGCCGGACGAGCGAGTCCAGCATCTTCGTTCGGAACGCTCCGCCAACAGGTGAGTCGTAGTACTGTTTCATGTAGGCATTGGCGAACCCGCGCACCCCGCCGAAGTACTCCATGAGGACTTCCAGGAGTTCTGAAGAGTGCGGGATGTTCGCCCCGCCCAAACGAGCCGAGGCGACGAAGAGATCTACCGCCCCCTTCTCAATCTCCGCGAGCTTGCCGTTGCGCTTCTTCTTGTTCTTCTGTCGCTCCTGCTTGTTGCGGCAGTGCCGACAGCGTGAATGGAAACCATCCTTGGACTTGTGGAAGTTCGCGACGGTGGCGGGATAAGAGACCCCGCACTCCACACAAGCCTTGTGGTCTGCCATTTACAGCCGCTGATACCAGACGCTGCCCTGGACCGTGCAGCCCGGGAACGCCTCGTCCACG